AATATAAATGATCCGAACCCAGAATTCGCCTTAATCGTGCATCCAGCTCAAGCCTGCGGTCCAGTCTCGCCATTATACACCCCTCCTATCTCAAGAATTAAACGCGGCGGTTCCACAGTAACTGTGCTTACAGTCCACTTAGTTCCCATCCACGTGACGTACTTAATGTTCTGAAAGTTTTCAAAGGCAAAAGCATCTGCCAAGATCTCTATCTCATTAGAGATAACGACATCGTCGTTTACCTTTTCTGCAGACTGAAAACGCCGGGAAACGCGATTCACGTCGCCACGGTACTTTCTCTCCACGATCGTTTGCTGCCATACGCTAGGTCTCACCTCAGACAGCGTTTCGTACCCAACCATACCGGCGAATTTCATTGCTTTTACCTCCTACTTACTTCCATAATAGTTTCACTGAAATGTCAGTTACTTCCATTTTGATGTGTGTCACATCATGTTCATGGTTTCCATCAGCCTTTGACGTACCTGCTCATTAGGTGCGCTGTTCACCAGCTCCTGGAGATCCGCACGGAAGTCCCCGGCACTTGTGTACCGTCCCATGCTGTCTCTTCTTGCACCTGCACCACGTCCTCTAGCGTAGGATCCGTAAGAACCATCGTTTGCGTACGAGCCGGCCATTCTGAAATGCGGCATAGACCTGTAAGATCCGCCACCCATGGCTTCGCTGTACTGCTCTTCTTCGCATGTTTCGATAATCTTGCATACATTCTTTCCAGCATGCGCCAACTTATCGATGACATCAAGTGTCTGGAGGTCGAGCGTCTGATTGTCCGCATATCTCTCCAGTTCCTTAATCAGTGTTTCTTTAAGTTCATAAAGTTTATGCATTCTTGCTCACCTCCTTATGCGATCCTTTCAATGTCCAGACTACCATCAATTACGTTGATAATCGGTGTGGGTTCAGCCGTAGGATCACCAACAATACCGCTGATGTACTCTACAGAAACTGTAAAACAGCATCCGATCGGTACATCGATTGTAGCAACAGATTCAACTGCGCCATAGGTTTCTACCGCTGCCGGCGTGAAGATACTTCTGCTCCCCTGCCAAACTTCGCCGTTAACGAGAATACCTGTAGCGATCGGAGTGATAATACCTCCTGTAGGAATGGCAATGTTGCCGGTAAAGTCCAGTTTGTACCTAGCAAATCTTGCACACGGACTTGTGGAGCGACCACGCAGAATAAAAATCCCTGTTCCAGACTGATGAACTACGTTACCAGCCGGACACTTGATAGAATCCAGAAAATTGATCGGGTTGTTAAGAGCGTTTGACTCTATCTGATCTCTGGTTAAATAAACTGCCATAGTCTTACCTCCTTACATTCCGCAAGCGCAACCGCCGTACTGCTGGCAGCAATTCGGATTCTGTACGATGTAAGCCGGTCTCGGAGTCGGCAGAACATACTGCTCAACTTCGTTAGCCAGTGCTCTCTGACCAGCCTGAATAGCCGCGGTCTGAACATCCTGAGATGCCTGCCCACGAGCATACATAAGCTCCGATCTGAGCTGTGCGATGAGGTCGTTCTTCTCTTCGATCTTGTCCTGACACAGCTGATCCTTGATTGCCTGGGTGTTTGCGTTCTGGTTCTGGATGATGCTGTTAGCCGCCTGAGCAATAGACGTGTTCAGGTTTGCAGTAGCCAGTCGGTTCTCGCAGCAACAATTGCCGAACTGAGTAGACAGATCGAACATCTGCTGCATGTTGGCCATCTGACGAGCATTTGCACCGGATTCTACAGCCGCGAAACTGTTGCACAGCTGATTGCTGATACCATTTACAGAGTTCTGAATGCCGCTGAGCTGTGAAGCAAGCTGTGCATTCTGGAATCCTGCCGTGGTAGCATCGAGCTGGTTCATCCACGGATACAGATTGTTTCCTCCGCCATTTCCGCCGAAACCATTGTTGTTCCAGCCGAGCAGAAGTAACAAAACGATCCATCCCCAGTCGCCATTATTGCCACCAAACATTCCGCCTCCGCCGTTACCATACATAGGTCCGACCGGCATCACCATGTTGCTAGATCGTTTGATACCATTTTGTGTACCTCCTTGTGAGTTAGATTTATGATAAGTGCACTATTGCACTACCATTTTGATGTTAACGAATTTTACCTCGTCTCTTTTTAGCTGATATTTCTCGATGTCCGCCTTTACCGTCTGCAATGATCCGGTACCAATCATCATTAGGATTAGGTTTGGTATATCTACCAACAGATTTTGCTCCTGCCAATCGGTTGATAATATCATGGACTAACAGCATTCCCTTACGCTGGGCAGCTTCAGATATTCTGTCAGTTAACCCTCTAATTTTATGAGCGGTGCCGTTTATAACTATATTGGTTTTGCTTCCCAACCTCTCAGCTTCACTTTGAACATTATTCAATGTCTGTTTAGCTCTATTAATAACTTCGTTTGGAGATGATGATGCATTGACTTTTACGTCATGCGTAGCAGTGGTTCGGTTATTAACTCTTTGATCACCTTGATCTACTCTGCTGAATTGATCTTTCAACTGATCAACCACATTTGATGCATTTTGACGAACATTATTCAACGTCTGTTTAGCCGCAGAAGGCAATACGCTAGCCATGTTTTTAGCTAAAAACAATTGCTTGTTTACGTTGTCAACCCCTTCTCTTGCATAGTGACTAGCATCGTCAACTAATTGTCTAGCCTGATGTGCTGTATTATAAGCAGCATCTCTAGCTGACTGTCTTGCGTTGTTTACTGCCTGACCAGCACGCCCAGCAACAGTTGTATTGTACATTGCGTTATTGTAAGACTGTGTACGTCTAGCCTGCATAGCCTGATTTCTATTGTTGTTTCTTTGGCGTCGAATATCAGCCGGGCTTAAACCGAGCGATTCCAATGTTTTAATAAGCTGAGCATTTGCTGCATTGTTTACATTCGACGGTGCCATTAATGCTCTTTTGTAATCGGTCAGTCCCTGTTTTGCTCTGGCTGTGTATAGTCTAGCCTGTCTCTGCGCCTCTTCGGCATTACGTCGATAAGAGCTTCCAGATACTTCACGATCGAAATCATCGCCAAGATTTCTAGCCATCTGACCAGCATAGTTATATGCATTACGTCCAGCTTGAGCTGCCCTACCGCCGACCTGACGTGCGTAATTATAAGCATCTGTCAAACCTTTGGCGACCTCTCCGATGGGATCGTAATCATCCTGAAACAGTGATTTTCCCCATCGCATACCTTTTCTGCCATAATGCATGAGATAATTTTCGTTATAAAAAGCCGAAAATTCTCTAAAATCATTGCTCATTTATTCATCCTCCTTAAAAAGTTTGTTACAAAGGTAGCACCTTTAGATAATGTTCTATGATCTGATATTTTGTTTCCTATGGTTCTTATTAACTCTTTGGCGAATGCATCTTGAGCCCTTCTGAACTCAACATAATTTTTATCGGAAGTATTATCAACACCGTATTGAAGCAGCTTTCCGGCATTCATACCAGCATTTGTCATGTCTATAACATGTGTACTACCAAAATTGTATATTTTGGCGGCTGCTTCCAATGTGAATATGCGTCCGTTTTGTCCATCTTCTATTTGAATGCTTCCGTCTTTAAGGACAGTATAATTCATTATATGACCTCCGGCGTTACCGACAGGTTTATAATCACCAGCTATAAAACCGTGTGATCCTGGAGGTCCAGCATTTTTACGTACTTCATCACACCATTCACGACCATTGAGACCGATGTTAGATGTTTTAAATGAATACGTCCTCTCATTCGAATAAAAGCTCAATATGTCGTCCATATATTGAGGCGTGTTGGCATTTGCTTGAAAGTTTGTGAATCCTCTTTTGTTCATTTCTACAGCAAATGCACAATTCGGACAATTATGTGTTCTATAATAATCTCCTGTGTTATAGCCAGGATTTATATGTGCTAACGACTGAGATCTATAGACAGATCCAGCCGGAAATGTCAAATTTTTATATAACGGATTATTACCGGTATATCTGTATAAGGAAGATATATCCGTATCACTCTCACTGATTTTGAATTGGAAATTATTAAAATTTATAAATCCAGATCCGTGTCCCCTGCTCGCTGCTCTATATTCATCAAACGTCCTTCTTAATTCAGATGTATTATCTCTTCGATGACCATCTCCCTGTCTAGGATCATGTATAACAGGTCTGCGATTTCCAACCGGTTCATAGTCGAAACGTCTTACGCCCCATCGTTGACCTTTTATACCATAATGTTTTAAACTATCGTTTTTTACATACAAAGGATTTTGGCAAGCTATTTGAAAATCAATCATCTCGTTAAGAGGTGAATAAGGAACTATTTCATCATTTTTGATAGTCCAGTGTATATCATATCTGTTAGTGTCATCAGTTTTAGCAACTATCACTACTTTGTTATTAACATTTGTGATCATTAAAACTTCAGAATTAGGTTTTTCAGAATTGAATTTCTTAAGAATATCTTTTATATTCATGATTCATCCTTTCTGTAGAAAAGGAGGGGCCAGTTTAGACCCCTCCAAACTACCATTTTGATGTATCAGGATCAGCTACGAGCGATCTCGATCACGATAGCAGACTTCGGACGAACCAAAGCACCGGAGATACGTGTCTCCATCAGGTACTTCTGCTGGTTGTAGTCGATATCGAACTGCTCGAAGGTGTTGATCTCGCCACCACGATCGGTACCTACGTTGTAGTCCGTCGGGTTGAAGATGATCGCTGCCAGATCATAAACCGTAGTGGTACTTTCCACGGTTACAGAACGGTTAACACCTTCCAGGATCTCAACTTCCTCGATCTCCTTCACACGGCATTTGGTTGCCAGCTCGTTCTCGGTCTTGTACAAAGAGTAGCCGTTACCATCTTCCAGAAGCAGCATGTTAGTCTTAACATCTGCAGTGGTGTACATGGTCGGGTTGCCGGATCCCTTGTAGTCCTTACGAGCCTTGATAGCAGCACGGATCACACGCTTTGCACGAGCATCTTCAGACTCGCTAGCAACGTACGGCAGACGAACAACGATAGTGAACAGCTCAGAATCGTTGTATACCGGCTTGATGTGATCTTCAGAGATCTTGTCTTCGTATGCTGCAGAACGGCCGTCACCAACCAGGATCGCACGAGCGATTTCCTCATTCAGCATGCCTCTCATTTCCTGCTTAACCCATGCTACAACGTCGAAGTCAGTGATGTCCACGATATCATCACGATCGAACTTCTGTTTCTTGTAGATGGTCTGCGGATCGATCTTTCTCTTCAGCAAGGTGAAGACTTCCTCATACTTCAGGTTACCTTTGATGTAACCCTTAGCACGAGCTTCATCTGCAGTGATGTCTGCAAACATGGTCTTTACACGGCTAAACGGAGTGTGATGTACTGCAGAGAGCAGCTTGTTTGCCCAGGTCTGATCTCTCATGATGAACTCCGGAGCACCGCTCGTGAAGTTCTTTACATCCGGGAACAGCCAGTCGATGTTTGCGATACCATAGGTCTGAGTGGAACCGTCCTCATTTTCCGGATAGTTAGCCGGCGTGATCGCATGAGCCAGGGCTCCGTTCGGATCTTCCATATGATGCTTGATAGACTCTGTAAGAGTTCCATATCTCTTGATGTCTGCCAGGATCTGCTTACGATCTGCCATAGAGATCACCGGGCCATCTGCAACTGCATATTCGCTGTCAAATACGTTGTGTTTCATATCATCTTCCTCCTCTTCTGTGCCTGCTGCTTCAGCAACCATAGCGTATAACAATGTTTTCTGATCTTCGTTCATAGAATCGAAGACTTCTTTAGCTGTAGGATCTTTCTTATCAGCCATTTTGTCATCCTCCTCTTTTTCTTCACTGGAATGTGCAAGTTCCGGTGTTTCGGTTTCTTCTTCCTGAATAGGATCTTCCGCTTCTTCAGACTCGATCGTACCTTCAACATTGTGGTAAATATAAGCCTCAGTAATCTCATCATCATCGAAGTCGTATTCCATACCCATAGAATGAGCAATAGACGCCGTGTCAATCAGCGCCCCCGGATTAGCACCGGCCAGTACAAGACTCACCTCGCGGATAGTACCATGGCTTACATTACGGCCTCCCTGCAAGTCGTTTGCATAGATAGACAATGCTGCCAAATCCTCATTCTGCAAAGCAAATCGCGCATGCTGCGCCTTCGGTGAATTGTTCAGTTTGCAATGGGCAATAACCTGGTTACCAACTTCTTCAAGAACTGCATGACCCAGAACGTTTTCTACATTCTTATGACCATGGTTCCATACCAGCGGCACCTTTTTGCCGTTGCAGCCTTTGAAAGCACCCGGCATCAGCGTACGCCCATCGGCACACTTAATTCCATACTGGGTGGCTACACCCTTGAAATCATATCCGTCTGCCATTTTGATGTTTCTCCTTTCATCAGTTTTGTTGTTTTATGGAAGACATTTGAACATCTTCCATGGGTAAATCTTGATACGGATCTTGATAAGGATCCACGTTTTGATCTGTAACCATTATCGGATCCATTAATTCAGCATCAGATTTGTTAAGATTCGGATTGCTTAATTCATCAGCACGAGCATCAGCTACCGGTTTATATCCTATAATAGATCTGATTTCGTTGGAACTAAGAACCTGAGATCTCGTAAACTTGTCTGCAATCTCGGCAATGTTAGCTACCGGGATAAGCTTAAACGGATTCTGAATAAAGAATACAGATTGACCCTGCGTTATAGCGGTTGGCGTCAACCATTTGCGAGTCATTTCTTCTGTAATGGCCGAAAGAGTCGGCTCAATTACATTATTGCGATAGTTCAGCATCTGCTGTTCGTCTGCTGTGCCTTTCAAGATCTCTTCCGAGATACCAAGTTGAGAATAGAACATAGTGGTAAGATACTCGATCTGAGTTAAAAGGTTATTCTCCAAAGGTCTGTTAAGCTGTGTGATCTTTTCAGTCGCATCAGCCCAAGCAACACCATAAGTAGACCCATTTAACTGCTGCTCAAGATCCTTCCTACGCTCTTCTGCTTGTTTTCTCTTAAGAGGGCTCTTTACTTGATAAGGAAACTGGATGATCAAATCGAGCTTTCCAGCACTCAATTGCTCATCTACAGAGTCCAACAGATTCAATTTGTTGATCAAACGGCGCCCGATAGAATTCTTCTCGTTCATCACGTTATAAAACGGATTCTCGATAATCGCGACGCACTTTTTAGGGAGTGTCATCTCCCTTTTCTGACCGGTTCTGTCGTCATACAGCTCAACGCGAACGTGTCTTGGAAACCATTGCTTAATCTTAGCAGTACGCATCTCGTAAATATCATAGGAATCGTGAGTTGTCATATCTGCCGATGTATAGGTCGGAACCACGGCCACAACACCTTCATCAAACATACTCAATACAATATCCTGAATCAGCGCACGACCAGTTTGGTCAATATTTGCTGATAATTTGAGACAACTATTAAGCTCTGAGTCAATAGTCTCTTCAAAAAATCCATCTGAATTTTTTCGAACATGTTCAATCGTCACAGCTGCTGTATCAATGGCAATTCGAGTGTAAATTGCGTTAACAATAGACTTCTCACCACCAAAGTACAGCCTAGACTTGTCCGGACGGGAAGAGTACCCAGGTCCATAATTCTGTTTGTAAGTCGGGTCTCGTCCCCTAAAGACGTCCCAGGCTTTCCTAGCTCGATCTGCTATTGACGCCATTTAATCGTCCTCCTCTTTCTTATGCTCTTCATTGTATTTGTTGATCATATCCATCTGTTCTTTCGTGTATCCACGTTTTTTGTATTCATTCCAGTCAGCTTCTGACATGATCATCTCCCACTGTTTCATTTGAAGGTCTATTGCGCCCTTCTTAACCTGCTGCTCTTTCAATTGACTATTCATGACTGTCTGGCGGTATTCTTCTACTGCTTTTCGATATTCGCGTTGTTCTTTTGCCTGATCTTCAGGAGTCTTGAATACTCCGATATCTTTGGTGTCGAATCCCATTTTAGCTCTCAAAAGCTTTCCGGCAGGTGTGTTAAGAAATTTTATTCCGTTATTGGCGGTGTCGCCTAAACTAAGAATATCATCTGCCAGGTTTTTCCCTCTTTTAACGATACCTTCTTTATTCGTATAGTACTTAGACAGTTTATCCTGCCATTCGAATCTCTTATACGCTGAAGCTATTTCTTCTTCAGTAAATTTTTCAAGATTTTTAGCAAGCTTCTCGGGATTTTTCAAAATATCAGCCTTCTGGCGATTCTCTTTAGCTATTCTTCGTTCTTCCTGTTTAGCGTAATGTTTTTTACCTTCTTCAGTAAGAGTGCCATCAGGGTTCTGATATCGTCTAATGCCCCACTTCATACCGAGAATACCGTAATGATAAAGCTCATCGATCGGAGGTTTATTAACAATATCGAAATTGACAATCTCTTCCAAAGGAGGTTTATTAACAAGAGCTATTCTTTCTTCTACGTCCATAGACATACCTCCTTTCTATTTATCGGTGTCATCATAGATTTGAAATTTGTCAAATACCTCTACAACTTTTTTATTTGTTAAGTATTGTTTTTTACTTGTTACCTGATATCCCTGTTTGTTTAAAGTTTTGATCATATTGTTAATCTTTTTGTTTAACTTTTCAGACTTTTTAATATTTTTATAAGCTTTTGCATCTGAGCGTCCTGCTTTCTTTAAATACTTAGCTGCCTTTTCCGGATTTCCAGAAAATCTTCTAGAATATTTTTCAGCTGCAGCTCTATACTTAGCGGATTTGTTAGAATACTGCTTCGACCTATCTTCAAACTTCTGTTTTTTGATAGAATAATTGTCTAAGGTATCAGCATAATGTCTTTTTCCCTCGGTCGTTAAAGTACCATCCGGATTCTGATATCGTCTAATACCCCACTTCATACCGAGAATACCAAAATGCATAAGATAGTCGTTGTATTCTCTAAAATCGTTCACGACACACCTCCTATTCAAATGAATCTTTGTTTACTTTGTAGGCCACCCAAGCATCCAAAAGTGCCGCCACGTTATCGATCTTTTCCTCGTAGCGCTTCTTAAGTAACTTGCGGTTACCATTTGTATCCTCCAGCGTTATACAATTTCCCATAGCAAACTGCATTAATAACTGGTCAAAAATCAGCTTGCGATCTTCTGCCAAATCCTTCAATTCTCCCAAAGGGACAGACTCAGTCTTGACGCCCTGAGGCACTTTCTCTATGCCAAATTCGCCATGCTCAGTCGCCCAACGCAAGATAAACTCTTTAGCATTGTACGGGTCGTACCCCAAACATTCCACATCGTATTCGTTAGACTCAATGTATTCATCCAAATCGTCATATACTTCAGTCATGTTAAGCACCGATCCATCTAAGACCACTAAACTGTTTTCTCTCATAAATTCTTCGTACTTTTCTCGTGCCGCTCTAGGCAGCTTTTGCAAGGTACGTGACGAAATATAACTGCGAGTCTTTACGCCGTATTCGTCGCCACCTAAAGGAAAGAGGAACGTGAAAGCACAGAAGTCATCACCCTGTGACATATCCGCACCAAGGGCACAAGGCATTTGCCAAAAATCATGGCGGCGATGGGGCTTGGTTTCTTCATAAGTAAAGAAGTACGTATAGCCTTCCATAGGTATTCCGAAACGTTTAGCCAAAATATCATTCCTTGCTGCCGGTGCATTTTCTGCTCTTTCTACATCCCTCTCATACACCTCATAGGATACAGTAATTCCAAGATTAGGATTGGCCTTCAACCACATCTCTTCGTCAGCTACTTCGCTAACATCGTCGAGACGATAATACCAAATGGAGATATGAGGGGCACGGTACTTACCTTTCAGTATGTCCATGAGTTCCATTTTGATGGTATCGCCAACACCATTTCTGACAGTACCTTCTGAAGATGTAGCCAAGATCAGATAGTCGTCCAACTTTGACGAACCCTGCTCAATAGCGCCTATTACATCCTCTCTAGTATCACCAGATAGCCACTCATCCACGGTGGCAACCTTGTTTCTAAATCCCTGTACCTTATCTATAGACATAGGGACTACTCGCAAAATCGAGTTTGTCAGCGAGTTCTCTATACCCTTCTTGGACGAGAACAATTTCTGCCGCAATGCCCTATTGCCTGTCGTGTTCTGGAGCGAACCATATGTCAAAAGCTTGAACACAGGTCCTCTTGCTCGGGCTATAGCTGTACGTAACGGTTGTAAGACCTCTTCTGACTGTCTCATTGTCGGAGCTGTCGTGATTTGGTCTGTTGTATCCTCGTCAACCACTAAGTGATAAGCCTGAATGGACTCATCATACATGGTTTTAGCAGCACCTCGGGCCACTATTAGATACTGTTTCTTTGTTAACCGCTGCTTAACTCGCTTTGTGGCGTACCTTCCGGGTCTTCCATCTTTACCCCTGATGTACACCGTACGATCTTCGTAATAATACCATCCGTAGATCTGTTCAGCCCATAATTTGAAGCTATCCAGTAACTCCATAGGAGAACCATCAGTTAAGGTTAGCTCGGAATTGCAGAAATCCACGTATCCTTCCATCGCGTCTTCATCGTAATAGTAACGAGGATCCTCGATTAACGCGTCTATTCTTCTCATTTCCATGGCGATGTATTCGTTGACTGGAATCTCGCCGTTGATTACCTTTTCCCTAAATTCCCCGTAGTATTTAGGAGTCGCTGTATTTGATAACATGTCTTACTCCTTTAGTACCTTTCAGTAATTTCCAACCATGCTTCTTCCGCTAATTTATCGAAGACCGGTTTAAGGGCAGGATTGATATAATCGATACCCTCTACCCATCCTCCGTTACGAGTAGCGTGCCCGTATTGCAGCATTATAGCTACGTTACACCAATCATCCACAACATTGGAGTTGGTGAATGTGAGTGTGATAAGACCTTTCTCCTTGTCCTCCACTATCTCATAGTTCCAAGACAATGCAGTCTTACCTGTATCTTTAGGGGTGGCGTCAATCAGAGCCATAACCCCTTCATGACCATATCTATTGAGAAGGTTTAAATAATCCTTCCGCAACAGATGGTTCAAGAACTTTGTAGTCCTCGAGAAGTTACCTGTATGTTTGAAATATGACCCCATATTTTTCACCTCGTATAATGACAATAGAACACAGTGACCTGGCACAATCCAGGAAGAAAGGAGTATATTATGAGAAAAACTGTTAAGATCATTATCGCTACTACTATTGTAGCATTGACGTTTATGGCGGAAGGTGCCGCAATAGCGGTTGGCATGATGAAGAATGGTATTTCATTTGAACTCCCCACAGGAGTGGTTTTTGAGGTCGAGACAGAAGGACATCAGTTTGAGCTTATCGGTGAATAACCGGTAAGTAGGGGCTCATGCCCCTTCTGTTTTTTCACTCAATATTTTTTTTCAACTACCATTTTGATGTCCCATCATCTGCTGAATCATCCGGGCTCTTTGACAAGCTGCTTCGTATTGCTGCTGTGTAACTTTGCCCTGGTTCATAAGATTCTGAATCATTTGTTCGGGGTTCATCCCAGTGGCCTTAAGATTGTTAAGGTCGTTCTGGAATTTCTGGATGTCAAATCCATTGTTCTGTTGCCCCGTCATACCAAACATTGTACTAGCCATTGATCTCACCGCCCTTTCTCAAGTTTCCAATGATGGAATTGAGTCTGTTGATCTGACGCTGGAACTTGTCGTCCAGTTTGTCAATAGCCTCCTGAAAGTCGGGTTGTGTCTGCGCCGGCTTAGTAGTCCCGCGCTCGGTGTAATCGAATGTGCGGATAGTCACATTACCCGCCTGATCAGCTGTCTTCATATAGAATATGTCCGCAGTGTCATCCCAAAGCCTTAATGTTGATCCAGGCTGTATCGGATAAGACTGTGCTGCCTGCTCTCCGTGAACATAAACATCGTTCTGCTGCGGAGCCTGTACTAACGGCTGCTGATATGGCTGAAATGTAGGAGCCATAGGTGGGTATTGGTATGATGCATAAGGATTGATTGGTGGCATTTTGTTCCTCCTTTACATAAATGGTGGTCTTTGTTTAGTTTCTATTTCTGTCTTTCCTATCACTTTGTAGTGGTAGTAGTACATCTGCCAGTTGTCTCCGAACACTGAGTCCAGATCCTTATAGGCAGCTCTGTATTTACGTACATCAAAGACATTCGGATCGAGTACGTCCGAAATATCTACGTTCTCAACCATAGCTTTAGGCCACTGGTTGGTTGTAGGTTCCTCCTTAGTCGCAACTACAGACCAGTTAGGTCTGCCATAGCCTGCAATGCTCTTATCCTTTAAGGAATACGAGCGAGACTGGACCTTGTTTGAAGAATTGCCTTCAATGGTGATCACATTTGCGCTGGTCACATTCACCACAATACCTGTGTGGTTGATACGTTCAGAATTCTTAAAGAATATCTGATCACCAACAGCAGGAGACTGATAGAATCTCTTAGCTTTTTTGTACAAATCAGCTGAGGTAGGAGTGTATGCTGACCATCCGCCTAACATCTTTTTGGCGTTGTCTTTGCCGAATGTCTGGATGAAACACCAGTCGACAAACATGTCACACCATGCAGCTCCCTGCGCGTACGGGGATCCGATAAGTTTAACAAGATCTCTCGCATACTTGGTAAAGTTACCTTTTCCGGCATTGGCTGTCTTGTCATCGAGGTTTTTGTTCGATGCTTTTTCCATATAACCAATCTCGGATGATGCTGTCGAGATCAGTTTCTTTATAGCCTGGTCTTCATTCATCTTTCCTCCTCCCTAAACCATACATAGATAGGTTTCTCGTTTGAAGAGTCCCAGGAATCGTAAATATCACCGTTGACAACAGTACAACAATGACCTCCGAAACCTAAGACTCTTCTGTTCTCGACTGAGGATTGTTATGATCTGCCATTTTGATGCCTCCTAATCTTTTTTGTCAAGCGGAAGTTTCTTAACCTCTTCAACAATCCGCTTAGCTGATCCGTTACCACCCATAAGTTCATATGGTCTGTATAGATAGTCGATAAGATTCTCATACTCCGTAGATGTTATGTATCCTCTGTCGATGTAACTCTTACCGAGATACATGATTCGATCATGCCCGAGACCGATAAGCATCTGTGTCTTAACATCCCTCTTATCCATGATCTTCATAACGACTGCCCAGACACCAGATGATGCCAGAACAGACACTAAGATAGTTACAAGTGCTTCTAAGATTGTCATAGTTATCGTCCTCTCACTCTAAGATTAACGTGGCCTTCGGTCTTGAGTTTCTCAAGGTAATCTTTGGTCACGTCTTTATCGAGTTGGAGACCTAACAATCCGCTCGCATCATCGGTTGTTGTGTCGATGAGGATCTCACCGCTTGTCTTGGCTTCGGGCAAGCCTGTTGCAAGGGATGTGAACAGTGAGATTACACCAGCCATAGCTGATACGGACAACACATGCAGCCATTGTACATCTGTAATTGACATACCAACAGCCATCATAGACAATGCTGTCTGAAGTACTGTCTTAAATGCTCTAATCAGAGCCGCTCTAAAGAACTCTTTTGTGTTACGGTCTTCCATTAGATCACCTCCTTTTCTTTTAATAAAAACCAGGGCAGAGCAGTTGAATGGGTAAACAATTTTGAAAGGAGAATTGTGCGCAATGGCTTGCCCCGCCCTAGGTCTTTATACATCTGTTGATGTGCCGTCAATGTCGAGCCAATGATTTAACCTCCAGAGTTGCTCGTCTCTCTTTTCTTTAAGAGCTGACAAGACAAAGCTCATACGAGGAGGATCAAAAGCACATCTTACATCAAGATAGACAAACGTTTTAACCAGGTTAAGTCGTTTGTCAGTTCCAATGAAATCCTGCCAAGTTGCCTGATCATCTGAGATCTCAAAACCTTCCTTTGGTCCAACCCCTAATTGGGTTAATGTCGCAAGGCTTGAGTTGATAAAGATGATAATGTCTGTATCAAAAGACGAATCATACGTCGGATCCAGACCGCCAAGCATCTGCTTGATTGAAAGCAGGATTGAATCTTTTACTTCCGGCATACTCAGCCTCCTTCTGTTCGAACCTCGATGAACTGTTTCATTACGAAACCTACTCTGCCAGGTGCAGTCTCAACTTTGTACCAGCCGTCCTGATCTTCGAGAATCTTTACGATCGATTTCTCGCTAATGAGGAAGAGGATGTCACCTTCAGGCTTGATTCGCACACGAAGCTGAGAGACACCTTTCACAACACCCGTTCTGACAATATTGTCCTGGGTAGTATCTTTCTTCGGCTCTACCTTTGGGGGTAATTCACCTGATTTCTTCGGTTCTTCCGGTCTAGGAGCAAACTTTTCGATGCCCTTATCGCCGAATGTCTCCTGAACAGACTTTGTTTCTTTCAGTTTCTTGTATTTCTCCATACCTTCCTTGGTATCGAGATCAATCGTTCTGAATCCCATTTGAAATATCCTCCTTTACCATAACTTTGTATCTCCTGGTCTTCTTTCCACGAACTCAGTTCTTGGTAACAACGAAATATCACCATAATGAATTGCTTCGTGTGTCCTATAACTGCAACAAATGAAGTTTTCGAGATCAAATAGATCATCTCCACCTTCTTCTAATTGCTCTAAGGTCATAGGGTTGATGTGATGGACTATGATCTTGTCAAATATCTCTCTGTCTTCAATGCCGAGGTCACATCCGTTATCTCGGAGTATTACATCACGTCTGAGTCTCTTCCATTCAGGTGAATGGTAGAAGCTCTGATTAAATATCCGATCCAATCCGAATGTTTCTTTGCCGACACGACCATCTAACTTGAGGTATTCGAAGCGTTCTTCAAAAGTTTCGAGCTTGATGAGCTCAGAATATCTCTTAGTCCCAGTCTTCATCGTCATCATCCTCTTCGTCTTCATCTCTATGGCCTCTATAACGTTGCATAGAAGACATAGCTTCAGACATGAGTGCCTGCAACTCGTCACTTTTCTGAATAGACACCTTCTTTGCTTTTGTAAGCTCAGTATCTGCGGCGAGTTTCTCTGTTTCATACTGTGCACGTGCTGTTCCCATCTTCAAAAAATGAGTTATGACACTTGGAGAGGCTGTTCCTTCGTCTAATTGACGTTGGGCGAGCTCATAAGCCGATTCGATGCATCTTCGTTCGGCTGCTTCCGGTGATAAGGCTGGCGGGCGACGTCTAGATTCGCGTTTTGCTGCCATCAGATCACCTCCTTTTGCAAACTCAAATATAGTTTGCTTGTACTTTTGGTGGCTTTCATAATACTTGTCCTCCTTTTTAGTTTTACTCTTTAGAGTTTTGATAGAGAATTGGCCAGTTTCACCGCACTTTTTACCGTGCCGAAAGGAGGACCTTTGGGCTGCCACCGACCCATTTGGATCCGCTGGACAATTCCCTATCGAAACCCTAAATATAAATGACTCCTCCGGGGAATTTTTGAGG